TTCTTAATAGCCCTGATTACGAAAGTAGTCGGGGCTTTTTTGTTTTCCCCGAGATAAGTGTTGTATAATGGGGGCAGGTATTTTAATGAGTATATCAAAACGCTTGTTCTTCTTGCAAAAAGACTTATATTTGGGTGTTCAGGGCTCCTTGCGCCTGCATGGGTTTCGGGTGGGGGCTGTGTAAGGCAGGACGGATTCCTTTCTTTGGTATCCATGAATGTTGTATTTTTGCTGTGTGCTACAGTTGGGGTAGAAGTTCGGTGGGGATTTCTTGCAGGACATGGAACTGGAAGAGAGTTCCCCTTCATATTGATATCTCTCCACTCTCTTGGACAGATGGGACAACTGCCATCATTGAGCTTTTAGTTCTTTGACTGCGGTTGCTCTTCACAAGTTGGTGATGGGACTTTAGCGGGAATGGTGTTTTGACACACCATCACGTATTACGATAAGTCTGATGCCAGAATTACAGAGGTAAATTGGGTATCATTTTTGGTCTACTGACTTGTATGCACATAGAGCGATGTATTTAGGACTAATAAGTTTTGTCAGTTAGGGTAGTGTCCTTAAAATGTGAAGGCATTGTTTTTTTTCTTATCTTTATCTTTTGAAAACGATTAAGGAAGATAGAAAAAAGTTACGAATAGTTTTGCTATTGTGGCATATTATTCCTATATTTGCCAATGAATATACAGAAACGATATCTGTTAATCCTAAATAAACGAGTAGAATGAGAAGTAGATGGCTTTATATGTTATACTTATTGTCTGTGTCTTGTTTGCTATATAGCCAGACGGAACAAACTAATCTTCTGTTTCTTTAACGCTGAATATCATGCAAAATAAACCCTTTTCTTCCCTGTCTCTGTTTTTTCTCTTCTTCTTTGCCTTTGGTTTTACGACCCATGGACAGAACCTTTTTGGGAAGGTAACCTCTGGCAAGACGTCCATTGAATATTGTAATGTAATTCTTAGACAGGCATCTGATTCTCTATTTATTTCTGGTACAGTAACAGATAGTGTGGGAATGTTTTCCTTTAATAAGGTTAAGGAGGGAAAGTATTTCGTGGAAATATCTTGTTTGGGATATGCCAAGAAACGGCTGTCGGTCAGCATTTCTGCCAAAGATGACACCCAATTAAATGTTATGCTTGAGCCTTCTGAAATTTTAATGAAGGAAGCAACGGTTACCGCAACGCGCAAAATGTGGAAAAAGAAAGCAAATTCCATCGTTATGAATGTTGAAGGAACGCCGCTTGCCAATATGTTTTCTCCAACAGATGTCTTATCGTATATGCCGGGAGTGATGGCTGATGCTTCGGGGATAAGACTAATGGGGAAAGACAACATGCTTATCTTGATAGATAATCGTATGGTCCGCTCTTTCTCCGAAGTAGAAAACCTGCCTGTAAAATCTATAAAATCAATTGCTATAGAACGGAATGCAGGTGTAAAATACGACAGTAAATATACTTCTATTTTACGGATTGCGACAAAGAAATGGAAGGATAATATGGCTGTGGAACTTAGCGAAAGGACGCAATTTGGCAGAGAACTGTCTCACCGTGAGGGCATGAATGTTAATTGGGGGCAGAATAAGCTGACGGCGAGTTTGGACGTTACAGGCAACTTCCGTAACAGTAAGGAATATTCCACGGTAGAACAACAAAACACATTAAAAGCCATTCGCTATTTCAGCCAGCAGACTTTAAATAATCGACGAAAAGGTTTCGATTTGGCAGCAGACATTAAATATGAGTTTGGCGAGAGCCATTATCTGCAAATTCACGACGACTTTTATACCTCAACCAATAAGCCCTTTCTGGCAAGTACTGTGCAATATCTTGAGCCAAATCTACGCAAGGAAGTTTTTACAAATACGACATCGGATTACAGGGAAAGGAACAATCGGTTGAATTTATTTTATAATGTCCCGATAATAAGTAAAGGTCGGATTGAATTCAGCCTCGATTATATATACCAATCTACGAGAGACAAACAAGCCATTGAGGAGATTTCCGATACTGAAAAGACTGATTTTCCGATTCTGTATAATGGGCAATACCACGTGTATTTGGCAAAATTGAACTATACAGGACAGTTTTTCAAGTGGATAGATGGAAGTGTCGGAGCTGATTTCATGACTTTGCGGAACCATACGCTTTCCGATTCTAAGTCGATGAAAAGCGGTTTGCTAAACGGCAAGGGCAGACACACAGAACGCCAATTTGCCTATTATGTAAATCTGCAAAAGCAAATAGGCAAAATTTTAGATGTACAGGCTGGTGTCAGAAGCGAGTTTGTACGCATGGAATACACCGAGCTCAAACCATCTCAGCAACGCACAAAGCGACTTTGCAAATTGTTTCCTTTTTTTTCATTAAGCCTTGACTTGTCGCCTAAATGGAGTTTATCATTCGCATTCGACAGAAAAATGAACTTCCCATCTTACCAAGAATTGAATCCGATAATTACCTATTTCGATAGATACAGTTACCGAATTGGAAATCCTGCTTTAGAACCTGTCTGTTTTAATAACCTTTCGTTCAGCGTATTATACGACCGCTCGTTGAACATCTATGCAGAATATTCATTCATCAGGAACCAGATTTTGGAAGTCCCCACAACCGACAGCGAGAAACAAACAATAAGAATTACGCCTATTAACCTTGCCAGAAGCTACCAAGTAAGCCTCGGGGCAAGTCTGTCGAGGGAGTTTGGCAAGCATCGCATCAGCATCAGTACTGCTTTCTTAGCCCAAAGGAGTGAGCTAAAAGCAAGTAGCGAAGCAGACAACTCTCATTTATTCACCTCCCTGCAGAGTTCGATATCCTATGTCTACCAATTCATAGGAGATGCAGATTTCTATGTCAGGGCAAATTACACAGGGCAGGAGAACGATGCCGTATCAAGGCAGTCTTCAGTCTTTGGCACAACGGCTGGCATGAATTTCAGGTTCTTTCGTAAGAGACTACAGCTCAACATAGCCTATAACAACCTGCTATGTACAAAACGCTCTGTGTCGGAAGTGGTCTACGCAAGCCTTAAGTCTGTAGAAACGAACAACGCCGACAAGCGGATTTTCTCTGTGAGCTTAAAGTACAACATCAATGCATTCTCACGTAAAAACGAGGTTAAAAGTATTGATGATATTCTGAGACGGCTATAAAAACAGGGACTTGACAATACCAAACACTGGATCAGTCCTAAAACCCAGTTGCAAGCCTATCCTCTTAAGCGCATAATTTCATAAGCCTATATAAAAAGAAAGGAATATCTGTCACTCCTCTGAACTGTGCCCTGAAAGCCTTAACTTTAACCTGAACTCGGGGAATGATGTACGGGCGAGATAAATCTGCCCCTACGCCTACGGTGTGTTCGCTGTTATACATTTACACACTGAATAAACCTTGTGGTGTGTTTGTTGGATTATGAATGATGTACGGGCGATATGAATCTGTCCCTACGGTGTGTTCGCTGATATTACGCACTGAATAAACCTTGTGATGTGTTTGTTGGATTATGAATGATGTACGGGCGAGATAAATCTGCCCCTACGGTGTGTTCGCTTTATACATTTATGCAATGAATAAACCTTGTGGTGTGTTTGTTGGATTATGAATGATGTACGGGCGAGATGAATCTGCCCCTACGCCTACGGTGTGTTCGCTGTTATACATTTACGCAATGAATAGACCCTGTGGAATGTCCGTTGATATACATTTTAAGTAATAAATAAACCTTGCGGTGTGTTCGCTGATGTTACGCAATGAATGAGCCTTGCAGTGTGTTTGCTGAACATTCTGTGGACTAATATGTGCAACATATAGTGGTTTTGCTTGTTTTTATAAGTTACTGCGGCATATCTATCAATACTGCTAATTATTGTTTTCCACTGGGCGATTGCATTATTAGTCAATAGAAAACTGGGCAATGGTTTCTTTTAACGCCTCTATTTCGTTAAAGTCGAAGTTGTTTGGCATAGCATCTATTAGTTTTATAATTCTCTTTTGCGTTGCTGTTTCTTGCAAAACGAGTATGTTTGAACGTTCATTATTTGATATGTCGAACACCATAACATCTATTGTTTCAACTATTTTTAGTGAACAATAGTGAATAAAGTCGGCATTTTGCTCTTTTGTGAATCTGATGCAATATGCCAATGCTATTGCTGCGTTCTGTGCATATAGAGCTTCATTGCTTCCGTCTGCGTCGGTATCGGGAATTAGATATTCTACGAATGCTTGTACTTCCTCGCTAAAAATCATACAGCTATTAGCGAAATAAGCCAACACACAGCTCTTAAAAAGCCTATCAATTGCCCCCTCCACTACAATTGCTGCTGGTTCTTCTTCTTTGTTTTTCAGAAACTTATAAAGGCAGTTCTCTATTCTTTTAACGCAACAAACACCAAACAACAGTTGCTTGTTTGGGGGCAATGCGTCTATCAACTTGTTTATTTCTTCGTTCATTCCTAACTGTTTAGCTTTTAGTTCTTTCCATAAGTGTAGTATTTCTATCCAATTTTCTTTGTCGTGAAAAACTCTACTTTCGTTTACTTTGGGATATCCCATTGCAAAGATATTACTTTATGCGAAACTATGCAAACAATAACGAGTATAGCACGCCACCAATGCGTAAATGGTAGCGAAGGCTCTACCGATATGTTTGAGTTTAATTTCTCAATGCTTCCGTTGCATTTACATCCGCCTTCTGCATTACTTAGACACTTATTATATAGTTTTATTTACGTGTAAGTAATATATTATTATCGAGTAAATAATAGCTGAAAATGAAGAAATGTTGAGGTTGATGTAAACTAACTGATAATGAGGAGGAAATACACGAATTGGCATACTACTGCTCTATTTGTAAAGGGCAGAAATATGCGGATTTAGGCAGAAGTTCAGTTACCAGAGTGTTACCTTGTTTTGATGTTGGTAACGATGGAGAAGAAATAGGTAACTGAATTATTTTCGCTCGTGTGGCTGTTGCTTTGGTCGGCAGTTTTCTGCGTATGTGAGGAACGCTTTAATTCGGGTAATTTTGCATAAGATAGACTGCACTCGTCCATTTGAGAGCAAGCTCTTATGGAACTCGCTTGCACTGTCTTTGCCCACAAATATTAAAGCGTATGGAAAAAGAAAAGATGAAGGTGTTGCTCTACCTCAAAAAGAGCGGTCTGGACAAGACGGGTAAGGCTCCGATTATGGGACGTATCACACTTGGAAGGAGTATTGCGCAGTTCAGTTGTAAACTCTCCTGCAATCCCGACTTGTGGAATCCACGAGAGAGCAGAATGGATGGTAAGAGTCGTGAGGCGGTGGAGATAAATGGTAAATTGGAGAACCTGTTGCTTTCCATTCAATCTGCCTATCAGTCGTTGATTGCCAAAGGACAGCCATTTGATGCAACCGATGTAAAGGAACTGTTTCAAGGCAGCGTACAGGCACGATGCAGGCTAATCGAAAGGTTGGATATGCTCATCAAGGAGAAAGAAAGCCATATCGGTATAGACATCAAGGAAGAGTCTATGTCCGCCTATCATTCCACTCGGAAACGATTACAGGAGTTCATTCAGAAGAAATACCATGTTTCGGATTTGGCTTTCTCACTGTTGACAGAAAACTTCATCTACGAATTGCAGACGTTCTGTCTCGGTGAACTCGGTCATCAGCAAAGCACATTTTTCAGAGTTGCAGCAGATTTGAAGACCGTCTGTAGGCTGGCTTATCGTGAGGGACTGGCTGATACGCTTCTGTTTGATAAAGTACATATAGAACGAGGAGACAAGAAAGCACCTAAAGCTCTTGACAAAGAAGCATTGGACAAACTCAAAGCACTCCGCTTTGATGAGTTGGAAAAGGAAATGGAAGCCGTTCGTGATGCGTTTCTCTTCGCCTGTTATATCGGTGCAGCCTATTGTGATTTGATGGAGCTAAGCAAGAAGCATCTTGTCCGTGATGATGCAGGTAGTTTGTGGTTGAAGTTCAACAGACAAAAGACGGGTGTGCTTTGTCGTATCAAACTGTTGCCGGGAGCAGTTCGATTAATTGAGAAAATGCACAGCGATGAAAGGGAAACACTGCTCCCCCATATCAAATATCCCACTTATCAGTCCTGTCTTAAAGCCTTGCGATTACGGTCCGGTATTTCTTTTCCCTTTACTTTGCATACTGCAAGGCATACCTTTGCCACGCTTATCACCTTGGAACAGGGCGTTCCTATTGAAACGGTGAGCAAGATGCTCGGACATAGCAACGTAAGTATGACCGAGCGTTATGCAAAGGTTACACCACAGAAACTCTTTGAGGAATTTGACAGCTTCCTTTCTTTCACCGAAGATTTACGTTTAACCATATAAAAGACGAGCATTATGAGAAGTACATTCAAGATACTGTTCTATATTAACAGACAGAAGACAAAAGCAGACGGCAATACCGCCATTCTCTGCCGTATCACCATCGATGGAAAGAGCACAGCCATTACCACAGGTGAAGAGTGCAATCCCTCCAGGTGGAACAGCAAACAGGGGTTGACGACTGACAGGAAGACTAATCAAAGAATCAGCGAGTTCAGGGAATTGATAGAAAAAACCTATCGGGATATTCTTGTTAGGGACGGAGTAGTAAGTGCCGAACTTATCAAGAACCGCCTGCAAGGTATAGCTGATAATCCAACAACGCTACTTGGCATGAGCAAGGCGGAACTGCAATCCGTCAGGGAGAGTGTGGGCAGGTTAAGTGCAGAAAGCACCTATTATAATCTGTCCCATTCAGACAAGAACCTCCGCGAGTTTGTGGAAGATAAAGGATTGCAGGACATGCCCATTTCCACCATTACGGAGAGTTTGTTCGAGGAATACCGTTTCTTCCTGAAAAAGCGTGGGCTGAAAGCATCGACTGTCAATACCAATCTCTGTTGGCTGAGCCGACTGATGTTTCGTGCGGTGAGCAGGAGGATTATCCGCTGCAATCCGCTTGATAACGCCAAGTATGAGAAGGATGAAAAGAAGATACGCTTCTTGCAAAAGGGCGATGTAATGAAACTTATGGCAATAAGTATGAATGACAAGGAAGCAGAGTTGGCAAGACTGATGTTCATCTTTTCCTGCTTCACAGGCTTGGCTATCTCAGATATGGAAAATTTGAAATACAAGCATATCCAAACGGCAGCGGATGGACAGATGTATATACGCAAAGAGCGTCAGAAGACAAAGGTTGAGTTTGTCGTGCCGTTACATCCCATAGCGGAAGCTATCATCAACTATTATAGGAAAGAGCTGGCAAGAAACGAAGAACAGCAGATGATGAAAGAAAAAGGCAACAGCCTTGTCTTCCCCCGTGGTTGCAGCCGTAGCGTGATGGGCAAGAACCTGTGTATTGTCGGCAAGGCTTGCGGTATCAGTCAAAGACTTTCCTACCACATGGCAAGGCATACGTTTGGCACGATGTGCCTTAGCGCAGGAATCCCCATTGAGAGTATAGCCAAGATGATGGGACACGCTTCCATATCAAGCACACAGATTTATGCTCAGCTAACGGACAAGAAAATTTCGGAGGATATGGACAGGCTCATCGCCAAACAATCGGAAATGAAGAGAGAACCAACGGAGAAAGGGGCTTGTGAACCTTCGGATATATCAATCTATAAAATGGATGAAACGGCATGAATACGAGCTATAGACCCAAAACAATGACCGACACGTACAATCATCGCAGTTACTTTGATTGGGGCAATAATATGCAGGTTGTCTGCAAGGGTGAAGGCGAGATTGCCATGACAGAAGGAGAACTTGTGAGGTTCTTCGGTGTAACGTGGGATAAACTTAACCATAGACTGCAAGCGTTGATGAGATTTTCTAACCTGCATCCCGATGAGAGGGTTGCAGGTGAGGAAGATATTTATGCAAACGAACAACTAAAAGGTTATGCTCCGCTCCATCC